AAGCCGAGGCCGCAGACTTCGAATGTGTTGGCGTAGACAACGCTGAAGTCGCTGATTGGGTTAAGATGAACTGCACGACAGATCAATTGATTTTGGAGTTCTACACTCCTGGTGAGCCAAACTCTGGATGGATTCATGCATCATACGTTGAGTTTAATCCAAGAGCCCAATACATGAGAGCATACAAAGAAGGTGGTAAAACAAAATATAAACCAATAATAGGAAGGGCCGTAGACTTAGTTTAGAAAGAAATGAAACTTAATTTGTTTTCAATTCCTGTGTACATAGGTAATATAGACATTGATAAAGTTAAAGTAATTAATCAAGGTTTCGAGAAGACGTGGGAATGTCGAACAAATAGTTCGTTTAATTTTCAAAATACTCTTGAAGATAATTCTTCAGAATATATTTTAAATATATGGGAAAACAGATATGAGAATAGAGACTATCAAGAAAAACATGTGCATCCAAATAGTCACTTCTCTTTCATTATATATAAACAAATTGAAGAGGGAAAAACTGTGTTTGTAAATCCTTCGGACAAATCATTACTTTCTTATTATCCACCTGTGTTTTGGGAGAAAACAAATTTTTTTGAATTACATAATGAGCCAAAATGTAGACAAGGACAAATAATAATTTTTCCTAGTTTTCTAGAACATATGGTAAAAGAAACTAATGATTATTGTGTGACCGTGTCAGGAAATGCATGTCTACATATATACGGAGCTCAAATATGACCATAAAAACATTTAAACTATTCAGCAAGATTGATACAGTTACAGGGCATTGTGAACATTGTGATCAAGAAGCAATATTGGTTGCAATCGTTACAGAGTTTTATAGATGCACAAATTGTGGATCAGACACCAGGCAACATATCAATGGCAGCATTAGATATTTAGAATTGTCTGAAAGAGATAAAGAATGGTTGAAACAATATAAAGATGGCCAAAAAGTTTAAAGCATTTGTAGAGAGGCCAAAGCCTCGTAAACGACCGGGGCGTCATACCAAACGTCTTAACAAATCTCAAAAGAGACATAGAAAGAAATACAACCGACAAGGGAGATAAAATGAGAATGAAAGAAATAGATGAACTAGCGATTATGTGGAATAAAACAAAAGACCCTGTCTACAAAGACAAGTGGTATAAGGCTATAAAGAATTTTTCTCTACAGGTTTCTTCGGAGGAACAATCACTTTATCGCATGCCCATTTTGGGTAAAGCCGAGCGACGACGATATCATCCTCGCTAAATTCTCCACCAAATAATACTTCATATGATTCACCCAAGCCATCTTTCATGCAGTGATAATAGTCTATTTTGGGTTTAGGATATCCAGGCGCCACCATGCACTGGTTTGCTACAAAAGAACATATGTAAACTGTTAAAAAAAACTTCATTGACAACCTTGTATAATTTATATATTATCCTATATGATCATATATAAGAGAAAGGATATACTATATGACAGACATAAGCAAATATAAAAGTCTCGCAGTCGATCATGACTGTTATGAGAAAATTGGAAAGTTAGCCAAGCATCTTGCACCAAAGAACATAAAAATTTCTAGGGCACAAGTTGTTAAGGTTTTAGTAGAAGAGAAAGTTGAGAAATTAAATGGCAAATTCAGTAAGCGTATTTCCAAAAGCGATTAATGTATTAGGCGAAAGCTTAAATGCAGAACGTAATCTATGGCGTAACGTTTTAATAGCTGCTCTTGAAGATGCTATTAAACCTAATCCAAATAAAAACTTTGGATGTGTCTCTATAGATTTAGCAAGATCTTACTTCACTGATTATAATCGAGACTTCGCTCTCGTTTGCCAGTACGCTGGCTTAGATCATGAGTATGTAAGAATGAAAGCAAAACAATATTTTAAAAAGGAGAAAGAAAATGGACGTTAAAAAAAATAAACTAGATTGGAACATTGAAGAGTTTGAGGTTAATCGTAGAGTTTATAAAGCTATTGAATGGCTTAATAAAAATCATGAAGATTATCCTGATTCAGGGTGGGGACCTATAAAAACAGTAAGGGACCTAGTTAAACTTAAAGAAGGAGAAATACTTCGCGTACCTAACTGGGGTAGAAAAACACTTATGCAATTAAAATCAATTCTGGATGGTATGGATCTTAAACTTGGAATGACTGATGAAGAAATTCAAGAGATTGACGAGTCCAGTGATGGTTACTATACAAAACTAAACTACGACATAATCAAAGCTTCAAAGATAAATGTTGGTAAAACAGTTGATGCCATTTTAAATAAACATAAATGGAGAGAAGAAGATGTGGACAGACTTTTTAAAGATCATGAAAAAGTATTAGCCGTCTACAAAAAATCTCTAAAAGAGTTATTCAAAGAGGCGTAGGACATGAAGATATGTCCGAGATGCAAAGGTAATGGTTATATTAAAGTTAAAAAAGAAGTTACATGGCCAAGCAAAGAACAAGAAATTGTTGTTCAATGCACCATGTGTAATTCAGAAGGAGAAATAAAAGATGAAGGAGACCCGGGGCCCATTGGATCTGACATTAAGAATTGAAGAGCTAGAGGGCAAAGTAAAATTCCTACAGGAAACCTGTAGGCGCGCAGGTGCAACTATCAAAGCACTTGAAGAAGATAACAAGAAACTAACAAATGAAGTCAGTGACTACATAAATAAAATACAGTTAGGACCTGACTATGAAAGGAAGCATGGCGATTAAAGGCGATAGTTCAGAGTATGATTTGTTACAGAAGTGGTGTGAAGAGACTACACTTACTGATTTAGTTATGACCTGCGAGATAGGGGTGAGGGAAGGTCTTGGCTCTAAAATAATTATGGACACGTTTATAGATCGTGTTCCAGTTGGTAATTATAGACATATAGGAATTGATCCGTATGGTAATTTAAAATATCAGCACTACGATACTTCGCCTGCCTACACGGCAGACTATACAGAAAACATGCGTTGCCAACTTCAAAAAGATTTATCTATTTATACTGAGTTTGATTTGTTTCACATGACAGATGTGGAGTTCATGAATAGATTTTGGGATACAGGTCCTTATAATCTAGTACACTTTGATGGCCCGCACATGTCAAAAGATGTAATGACGGAGGCGGTTTGGTTTGCCAACCGAGCAGCGCCACGTGCAAGATTTATATTTGACGATTATAAAAAATATCAAATGGATGTAATCGCATACGCGCTCACTTTGTATGGGTTTAAAACAATTGAATCTGGGGAGAATAAGATATGCTTAGAGAAGCAGACATAGCCTACATTGCCGGCCTCTTTGATGGGGAAGGAAGTATTACCTATAAAAAATATTATGAGACCAAAAAGAAGAGGGACGGAAGCCCGCGTAAAACCTACACCTGGCGCATAGTTATGGAAGTAACTATGACCGATGAATCAGTGCTGCGTTGGATGATGGAGATACTTGGTTGTGGTACTTTAAATAAAAAGCCTCGAGATAAAACTGGCCACAAGATGCAGTACAGGTGGCGTTGTTGTTTCAGAGATGCTTACTACGTTGCCCGTCTGTTATGGCCTTATGCACATACTAAACTACCAAAGATAACTAAAATAATAGAACATTACGCAAAAGAACGCCTCGACGAGGGGGCTGAAATAATCAACCTAACGGAGTTTAGAAATGCCAATATGGAACGGAAAACCAAAGTTTAATTATCAAGAGATCAAAAGGGTGGATGGCCCCGGTGGTAGAGTGTACGACATCAACGGAGAAAGATTGCCATCTGTTACAACTATTTTAGGAGCCACTCGATCGGAAGAGTCGAAGGCAAAATTGGCTGCATGGCGGCAAAGAGAAGGCGAAAAGAAGGCAGACCAAATACGTGATGATGCAGCAGCCCGAGGTACTATTATGCATAGGATTCTAGAAGGCTATATCAAAGGGGAAGGTCACATGGATCTAACTGATCTGGGTCAAGAGGCAGGCACCATGGCCCAAAACATCATCGATAAAGGCCATTTCAGCCCCTTAGAGGAGGTTTGGGGGTTAGAGATGCCTCTATGGTACCCTGATTTATATGCGGGAGCGTCTGACGTTGTGGGGATTTACGAAGGCCGGGAGTCTATCATAGATTTTAAACAAAGCAATAAGTACAAGAAGCGTGAATGGATTGACGATTATTTCGTACAAACGGCGGCTTATGCTCTTGCTCACAACTACGTTTACGGGACTAATATTAATTCTGGAGTCATTTTGATAAGTGTTAAGGGTGGTGACGTGCTTAGATATGTGGCCCATGGCGACGAATTTAGACAATTTATGTATAGATGGCTTGAAAGAGTGGGTAGATACCACCGTGAGAAGGCTCAAGGGGCATGAGACAGGCTTCAGGCACCATGTACCATAGAGCTATTTATATGAGAAATGACTTTAGAAAAAAAAATTTGAAAAAAAGTATGATACATTGCTACATTAGACTTAAAGTATTGATATTATTGACTAAATGCTTGCTACAAACATGCTACATGAGTGTTACATGCTGCTACACAGGATTCCCTGCGCGCGAGTATGAAAAAGCGATTTTCAAAAACCTGTTCTCATATTATAAACCCTATGGAGAATCATGGTAGCTAAGAAAACTAAATACAAATCAGTTGTGATTAAGAAGAAGCGTTATTACTTCTACAAAATAACGTGGGCTGACATCACCGGGGATGCTGGGCACGCAGGCTCACATGAGTTCGCAGGTATGATGCCTTCGATCATGGTCACTCACGCGTACGTATTTAATAGAGACGCAAAGAATGTTAGAACTTTTGCGAGTTATGAAACTAATGATGAGTTATTCAGTGACAGGAACGTCTTCCCCGTCGGCTGCATCATCAAGATGGAGAGGGTCCTCATCTAATGATTTTGAAGCTCCTTCTTTTGTTTGGGTTACTGTCTCTTTTATTTCTTCAAATGGAACGTTTTCTAAGATGGGTGAATAGTCATCAATTATCTTCTTCATACGTGATTCTAGTTCTTCTGTTGTTAGGTCTTCTAGTTTGCCTGTCCGGATTATTTTTTGTTCAATGTACAGACCCGCAGCTTTTCCTCTCGCAATCTCCATATTCCCTGCAGCAGACCACGCTCCCTTTTTGCGAGCCTCGTCTCTAAGTTTTGCTAGTTCAGCAATATGTTTTCATAAGTGACTTCGTATTTTCTCTGCCACTCTTCTCTTAATTCACCAATGTATTTAACTACTAGCGGGTATAGTTTTGGGTTTTGTAGTTTGCTGGCATATTGCCTAGCCCACTTCTTTTCAAAACCTGCGTCTACTGCACACTGTGTTGCTGTTTTACGACCTTCGTTTGTTACCAGTTCGTAGGCGAACTTCATCTGTTGTTCTGTCAATTTCTTTGGTAGTCCCATTGAATATCCTATTCCAACCTTCCTTGTATTTATCATTTGAGATTCTTGATCTGCCATCCCATTTACGTCCTCGTTCTCGTTGTTTACTCATAGTTGCTTTTTAATACAACATAGATTATAAATCAACCCATGTTTACTGGAAAGGTATTGAGAGCAGCATTAGATAAATTCATGCAAGGCGAAGTAGCAGCCAACGCCCGGGTACAGGTTGTGCTTCCTAATGGTGAGTTTTATGACATAAAAGGTATACAATTATTGGAGAATAAATTAATTGGTGTAAGAGAAACACATAGGTTGGCTATAACAGTTACCCCTGAGTCTTGGAAGATGGGTAAAATTGTTAAGAAGTTGTGAAGTTAGCTTATAATATTCCAGGTAAATTGTGGTGGATACATAATTTTCTACCATACCCTTTATACAAAGGCATCCATGACGCTATCCTAAAAGAGCGTAAAGATATAAAATTTAAGGACACAACAGAGTTTTGGAAAAAATATTTATATAAAGATTTAGTTCCCCCTGTTACTGCCTTGACTGTTGGCTATCCACCTTTTGAACGTTTAAAAACATTGATAAAACATAATCAATATTTTGATTGTCCAAAGCTAAGTCATATGTCTACTACAATACATTTTCTAAAAAAGGGTAGTGGAATTAACTGGCATAATGATGGCAATTGGACCTATGGAGCTAGTTATTATATTAATCATAGTTGGAATAAGAATTGGGGTGGCGAATTTATGTTTAATGATCAAAATGGTTTTGGCTTTCTCCCTGTTATTGGGAACTCAATCATAATTGTTAAGACCCCACTTGATCACAAGGTTAATAATATCATAAGTCCGATCATGCCTAGAGTATCAATTCAGTTATTTATGCGTTGACAATTAAAGGAGGTGTAGTAGTGAAACCAGAAAAAAAATTATGGCATGAAATTAAAACGTTCGTTACTGAAAATAATCGCAAATTATCATTTACACGCGTGGAAAATAGCGTTTCATGGGGTACTCCTGATTTACTGGGCTATAATAATAACAATCACTTTTTTACAGTAGAATTAAAAGCTACTCGGACAAACAAAGTTCGTCTCTCACCACATCAAATAGCGTTCCATGTGAAACATCCAGACAACACATTTATTCTTGTTAAGGCCCTCTCCCTTAACCTTGTAAAACTTTATGAGGGAAAGGTTATCAAGGAGCTTGATGCTTGTGGCTTGACGCTTGAGGCTTGTGCCTCAGGGCTTGATGCTTGTTGCTTGCGGCTTGAGTCTTGTTGATTGCTTGCTGCTTGTTGCTTCAGGATCCTTGGAGCTTGTGGCTTGCTGCTTGTTGCTTGAGCGTTTGCCTTCTTCCTTTACTTTTTTGTAATAGCTGGGATGTTTAAATACGTGCATCTTTTTTATTTACGTAAAATTTTATATTTCTACAAGTTAATAAATTTACATCTTTTAAAAATTTTTTTAACTTAATTTTTTTTATTCTTTTTGATCCAGTCTTTACTCTATAAATATATAAACTAGCTTTGTCTGTCATTATTCACTACCAATCAATCTAACTTCACCAGATATTTCATAGCCACTTTCTCCAGTGTTGCTAACTTCAACACCATCAGGATCAAGCCAGTAGTTGGATTCATCCTCAATTGCAATAACTCTAACTGGTAAATTTTTATTTTTTATTTTTTCTAAACGTTTTATTAATTCTTTTACTGTCATTAGTGTTTCCCGTAAATTATGGTTTTAATGTCTTTACTCCAACAAGCTCTGCAATCCAAACACTTTCCCCCCTGCGTTGGTGCCGGGCAAGTACGCTTTGCGATGTCCGTAGTAACTCCGGACTCATGAGACCAGGCGCTAGACTCAGGGCCGTCTATTTTAGATCTTGATAATCTTATAACAAGATTTGATGGAACGTCTTTTGGATCAGGTAAAAACTGGCGTTCCTGAGTTGGTAACCAGTGCTGAGTGTTTGGCGTTGCTCTGCATATTTCTAAGATCTTTTGCATATGCTCTTTTGACTGAACATCTCCGGCGTCGTGCCATCTAAAAAATTTTTGTCTCTTGATTACTGTTACCATCGCATCAACCCACAACGGGTTGTCAATTGCTTTCAGTCTTCTATATTGCGCTCGTTTAATAGCTGGATATCTTGTATAATTGCCCTTCTTAGCATAACAACTAAAACAAGGCGTCCCGGGTACTTGAGCCAGTTTCCATCCGGTCTTACACTCCCAAGCTGGCAGGCTGTAAGATAGTCCAGGCATCTTAGAAGTTTTTGTAAAACTGTCTGTAATTTTTAAAGCTTCTTTTTTATTTCTCATATTATCCTATATAATCCTTTATTCACCAAAGTCAAGCGCTAACTGCTTGAAGCTTGCTGCTTGTCGCTTGCGACTGTGATGTCAGCATCACCTGGTACACCACCTGAGAGTCGCATAGCGCCGAGTCAAAATATAACAAAAACCCGGCGCTGTTTACAGTATTTTAGCCAACAGTAGGGATGGTCGGCAACGAAGCTAATCGTTACATCCGTCGGTCCCATCCGTTGTACAGGTTTTCTGTATCACCTTGACCAGTCCTATCCCGCCGTTATCTAGTATCGGTACGCGGTGGCGAACTAGAATTGCAACCATCCGCGAAAAGTTAGGCACGTTAACCGATCCCAGATCCAATGACATTGCGCATATCTTGATGTGTTACACACCATTGGATCGGGGATCAGCACCCAGTGAAGACGGCAAACTAGTTGCGGTGTGACACTGGGTTGATCACTATTCGGAGCCATCTAAACGAGTAGACCCCTGAATTTTTTCTTCTAAGCGTTCAACACGCTTTATTAAAATTTTAACACTTTCAATTAAATCTTTTATTATTGTATACATATCTTTATTCATATTTAGGACTATCCCATATAAATGAGGCAAAAATAAGGCAGACTTAAATTTTTTTTCAACCTGTAGTTGAGCAGGTGCGACATTATTATCCTTTACAATCCCAAATTATCCTATATAATAGGGGTGGGTGGTCGGGGATATAATATCCAATGGATACAACCTCAGGTTGTAAATCGCATTAAAAATGTAGGTTGACATTTGTTACGCTAGCGTATAGGATTATCCCATAACAAAAAATGAAAGCGAGGAAATATGACAGATAAAAAGAAGCACCACTGGACTAAGTTTCAGTTGGATCACTATAAACAAAAAATGAATAGGATTTTCAATCCACAAATAGATCAGGCTGAGTTATTAGTAAGGCAGCATGTAACAAAAGCCACGGATCTAGCAGCAGGCAAACTAGCCAAAAAAATGGGGGCAGATAAATATATAAAAGCCCTTAAAGACGTTGAAGCAAAATATAAAAAAATACAGGATAGCTGTAAAGTGTTCTTAAGGAAGGAAGCCGACAAGGATGAAAAAAAGAGGGACACACTAGCCAGCAGCTT